TCTCTCATATTACATCTCCAACTGACTTATATTGCCTTCTTTTACAACTTCTATTTTATCCAGTAATGGGTGTGTCCATCCATGCGATACTATATAAGTGTTTAATTCTTCTCCAAGTAGAACTTCTACTAGCTTCTCTCTGCCTGCCTCATCTAAGACATTCATTACTTCGTCCAAAAACAGTATATTTATTCTCGATTTAGATATGCTACTCATTAGTTTTCTTATAGCTATGAGTGTTGCTGTATTTACTCTGGCGAGTTCCCCGGTAGAAAGTGCAAGAATATCTACAGATTTTCCATTATCTGTTATTTGGACATTTAATTTATCATTGCTTACCACAAACTCAAGAGTAAATCTACCATCAGATAGTTCTGCCAAATACGAGTTTGTGAGTTCTTCTAAATCCTTGACCAAGTTTTCTATTTTGTATGCCAATAGGCCATTTGTACTAAAGGCTTTTTTAAGGACTTCGACATTAGATAAAGATGCATCTATGCCTTTTAACTTTTTCTGAACTTGTCTTAACTCCTCTTCAAAATTATCTGTCTGTTCTTGAATTACTTCTATTCTTGTATTCCTGGCAGTTCTCTTAGCATTTTCCTCTGCTATCTCTTTTATCTTTGCTTTTGCTTCTCTAAGGCGATCAGAAACTTCTTTTAATCTAATCTCTAATTCTTCTTGGTCTACTAAACTAGTAGGTAGATCATGGTCTATGCTTCTATATATGTCCGTCCACTGCTGCTCCAGTTTTTTAGCCTCTTGGTAAATTTTATTTCTTTCCTTGATTTCGGCTATTTTTGCCCTTAAATCGTCTATTTTTACTTGGCTTGTTTGAAGCATACTTTCTGCGCGACAAGCTATTTTATGTACTGCTTGTAGATCAATTTCTTGCCCGCAAGTAGGACAAGTATCATTATCATCTATAGGCACATAAAGACCTTGTTCTTCCTTATACCCTTTTAGAACTTCTTTGGCTTCTGTGGCTCTGGACTGCCATCGTCCTATTTCAGTTTGCATATCATCATAAGACTCGATGCCAGAAATATCTATGTTCTGAAACTCTGAAACATTGATTTGTTGCAGTAAGTCTTTGAACTGATTATTTTTTGAAATTTTTTTATTCGTCTCCGAAATTTTTTCAATTTCTGTCGTCAACTGACGTAATTCTTTTTCGTCTGTATCCGTATTAATTTCTAAATTTAGCATTGGAAGTGTGGTAGTATCTGTCAATTTGTTGTCAGACAACCATTTTTCTATGGTATCTATCTGTGATTGTGCACTTCTTACTTCAATATTTAACTCTCTCGCTGCTTCTTTAAAAATATCAAACAGCTTTACGTATTCTTCTAAATGCAACAAATCTATAAGAAACTTTTTTCTGTTAGTATCCGTAGCAGTTAAAAATTGTAAACTAGCGTTTGTATTTTGATAGACTAACTGCGAAAAGGTTTTAAAATCTATACCAATAATATTCTGTAAAGACTTATAAGTATTTGTAGCTGTATGGCTAGAAATATCCTTACCATTTTTCTCCAGCTTTACTTTGATACTAGTTTTTCTATCAACGGTGATTTTATATTCATCATCGTCTTTAGTAAAAGTAAGACTAATAAAGTATCCATCATTTACATATCTGTTAGGTATATCAGCTTTCTTAATTCCTTTTGAGTTTTTATTATAGCAAACTTCTTCGATAATCAATGGTATCGAAGATTTGCCCATTCCATTTGTTCCAATAATTTGAGTCAATGTGTTAGAGTCAAGAGCCAGAACATTGTCTGGCCCATAACTAAAACAATTACTCCATTGCAATTCTTTGAGAGTAATCATGATATGTTCCTATAACATTGGATATTTTATTTTCATCAAGTTCTAAAATATATGTTAGATACTCTACTAGTTCATCTTCTAGACTCATAGTGTTATCAAGCAGCAAAGTAGCTTCACTACTACGTTTTACTACTTTTTTATCTAGCAGTTCTGAGTTCTTGACTCCAGCAAGATCTTGCATATCGCCTTCTAATTCATATATTGTATGATGGTAGTCTGTTGCAATCATTTCATCTGTAGACTGAACTGTCTTTCTTATTAGTTGAGGCAGTTCAAACTCGTGAAATTTCCAGTTCCAGTTATTTTCATCAATCATGAGATAGCCTGTCTTTACTTCATTTCTATGAAAAGAAGTAGTCATGGGGCTGCCTGGGTATACAATGTTTCTCTGCGTATTAGAATGAGAGTGTAAGTCTCCCGCAAAAACCACAGGAAAATCCTTAAGCAAATCCAAGTCTATCTCAGGCTTAACATGGGGTGGAATTTCTCCACGAACATGGGTAAATACAGGATACTCAGTCTTAGACTGAATTTCTTTTATACAAGATTTTTTATGTAAGTCACAGTATGGAAGAATCCAAAAATCATGCCCAGGATAGAAAGTGGTGTTTGTTTGCACCTCTACTAAAGGATTAAGATTTTGTGTGACTCCTTGCAAAAAGTCAAAGAAAGTTTGATTCTTTTTTGTTGCCTCATGGTTCCCGTCAAAGATAATAGTAGGAACTTTTACGTTAGCAATAAATATAAAGAATAGTTCTAGTTCTTCCATAGTCGGTAGGCGATCAAATAGATCGCCTCCGATTATGTGAAGATCGCACTCTATATTATGTACTTGATGAAAGAACTCAAGATACCTGCGTGAAGCCCAAGCAACTGGGACATTTTTCTGCCCTAGCTTTATGTGCCAGTCTGCTGTAAAAAGAATCACGAGTTGAACCTTGTATTTAGCACTAAAGTTTCTAATTTATCTTTTAAATCTTCCATTAGAGTATCCGTTCTATAACCGTTAATAGGAGGAATAACGTATCTATCTATATAAGCTGAAGCGCCTTCGATTAAACTATCAATATTTGGCCCTATTTCATCATCTAGCCTATCAATATCAGCAATTAATTTCATTTCTACTTTAAGAGGAACTTTTCCTTCAGCTACCGCATAAGCAAAAGCTCTTAGGGAGGGCTTTATCAAGTGAGGAACACTAAACCCTGGCTTATAATACCGGGTTGTGCCCTCTCCACTCATTTTACCCCTTTTAAAGTAACTTGTCTTACCTGCGACAAAGACAAACTGGCAGGGCTCTATTAAGTAAAGATTTTCAACTTCTTCTTCCCAATAAAAATCTTTTAATTCTTTAGTTACGTGGGGGTTCGCATCTATATAAGCTCCCTTCATTGTATAAAGCTGTACAAACGCTTTTTTGCACCTGGGCCCAAAACTACTTGCTTTTTGTCGTAGTAGTAGAAACCTATCGTCCGGTCGTTTAATCCTTTCATATGCGTGAGTAGGCATACTCCCTCCTTATGAAAACTCAGCTTCCAATGCTTCTTCGTCTACCTCCTCTTTGTTGCCGCCCGTGCGAACACGCTCCAGCAACTCTTTTTGTGCGTCAGGGGTAGGACGAGGCATAACTTCATCCATAGAACGCAACTCTGAAATGAGTTCCATTTCAGTCTCATCAAGTTTACGCACTTTGCAACGAAGGGGTTGCAACTGATACTCTACGTTGAACGGCAGAGGGCCAGTTTTTACACGCTTGAACTTTACATCCCAACCAGTTTCAGGGTCGGTCGGATCTCCCAGATCCTCGGCAGCGGCCTTAATTTGATCCCAGAGCTTACGCTTGAGATTAAATACTTTCACTTCGCCATTGTGAATACATTGCATAGCGTATGACCAACCGCACCTGAGATCGGGGTAGTACTCACGAACCCAGTCTTTCTCTTTGTTGTTAAAGGTTTCCAAGTTACGATCAAAAGAAAGGCACTCCAGAGGAAGGTTCTTTTCATTCTCACCTTTAATCCAATAAACATAACGGGCGAGTACATCGCCAACTAAACGAACGCTATTGTCGCCATCAACAAACTGATAGGAAACAATACTTGATTTTTGGGCTTGGCCCTTTGCTTGATTAAATCCAATAGCCATTAGTGTTTCTCCTTTGGGACTTCTTCGTATACAAAATGTACTCTTCCATTCTGTACGTAAAGTAGCCTGTCATCGTTAATAAATTCTTTAGGATCGTAGTCTAAATGAATAAGATCCAATGTTGTGTCTTTTGTGACTAAGTAATTTGCATAGCTTCTATAGGAAGCCATGGAAGCGTATATTCCTATATCTCTATAAGAATGTTTATAGGCATTGTATATTAGTACATCAGCATTGAGCATAAATGACTGACCCAGAAAGCTATGGCGTACTTTGTGGTACGGATAAATAGGATCAAATCTGTCTTTGGGAAATGTATTGTGAACTAACATTCTTAGAATTAAGAATATTTCGAACGCGTCTCCATCTGTCGCTGCAAAAATGCTTTTCCAATTATACAATAGCATATTATACCAAAATTTTAAGCTTTTGTCAAGAACTATTTTTTTATAGTTGGCGAATATTATAACCTTGACGCATATAATATCCTATACGGTTAGAAGCCTGCTTTCTTGCCGTATTGCCTTTTAAGTGTATATCTACTACTTTAGGCTGCTTTTTGTCCTCACGTTCTCTAATTACTCGACCGATTAGCTGAGTAAGCAAAGGGTCATTGTTAATTGGAGTGCCCAGGATTAAACAGCTCAAATTATCGACAGATATTCCCTCTGAGAAGATAGCTTGTGTGCCAAATAAAATATTCTTACTTCCACTTCTTATTTTATTTAACATATCATCCCTTTCCTCATGCGGAACATCTCCTGTAACACAGATGGCAGACTCACCTGCTAACTGAGCACAATTTTTTAAAAATGTAACTCTATCACTAACTACTAGTACCTTATGTCCTTTTGCGGCATATGCTGATGCAAGCATAGCTATCAAGTGCTGATACTCATGGTTATTTGCTAGATTATTTACTCTTAATGCCCAGGGGATTCTTGCTCCGTCCATAAATCTTATGTCTGTTTTGACAACATCTATAGAAGGTATCATATAGTTTTCCTTTGGGGGACGAAGGACTTTATGTCCAAAATAATCTCTAAATACTACATGCTTTCCGTCTTTTCTTTCTATCGTGCCTGATAATCCAATCTTATATCTTGCATAATTTGTGTCGATAACTCTGGAAAAAGTTGGCGAAGATACGTGATGCATTTCATCTAGTATGACTGTGCCAAACTCTTTTTTAATCTTGAGAATGTTTCTGTACAAAGTCTGCGTATTCCCTATCACGATAGGAGCATCAATTTCAAATCTACCGCTACCTATGATACCTGGCGTAATTCCATAGACTTTCTCTACTTCTTTTGCCCACTGATTTCGTAGTGGAACAGTGTGTACAACTATAAGTGTTTTCTGCCGGAGTTTTCCAGCTATCGCCAACCCCGTGAAAGTCTTACCCCAGCTTACCCAAGCGTTGATTATAGCGTTATCATTTACCTCATCATAGGCCGCTTGTTGGCTATCACGAAGTTCAAACTTAAACTCAGGAAAGTCAGTTTCAATTTGTACTCTTTTATCTACTACTTCGTAGTCGTCGGGGATCAAATCTATTCTGCCAACAGGTATGCTAATTAGATTTTTTCTAATCCGTTGCATATTTTTTATGACAATAGGTGGATCATTCGGCTGTGGCGGAGGCACAATATAAGTAAGTTCTTTACTTATTTTGTCTCTCAGTTCATCAGTACAGTCCATATATATTCTATGGCTAATTACGGCTTTCATACTTTTCGTCTTTTATCTTTTGTCTTGCCTTCTGCATAGTCATACAACATCCAAGGTCTGTTATCTATGTGAAGAACCCCTGCCCAAGTAAACTCAGGCAGGGGAGGCCTCGGTATAGTAAAAGGAAAAGGTATTTTGTGAAGCCATAACAGAGAGGCTACTTCCTTTCTTACAATTTCTCGTATCGGAAAATACTTTACAACACAAAATTTTGTTTTTTCATAGATAAAACATCTGCCAAGATTATCTATATAATACTTATGGGACTGCTTTAGTATTCCTACTAAAGTATTCAGAGACTTATTTAGTCGCTCCATGTCAAATGGGCTTTGAAGCCTTCTTTGCCCTAAAGTTTCTCCAGGCATATTTCTATCGTCAAAAAGTAGTCCATCTATATAAAGTAAGCCGTCTGTACATTCCCAATTACCGGAAGGCAGCTTAAAGACTGGCCACTCTATTAACTGTGCTGTCTTATAGGTCACTACCATATCTTTTCTCAAACTTACCCATTGAGTAGTCTTGACCAACTTCAAAATCACAACCTACAGGACTTCCTGGAATCGTTAACCCTCTGTCCCTTTGTACATTAGATTGCAGTAAAATTGAATAGTCGTCAACTTCTTCGTCCGGCACTTCAGCCAGAATGGAGTCATGAACCAATGCAAAGATTCTAGACTTCATTTTTTGTGCTGCAATATCTGCATGGGAGTCTATTGCACCTAAAAGATTAATATCAGAAGCAGCAGACTGCACCAAAAAATTAAGGCCAGACCTAATACTATGACCTTTGATACCTTTATCCTCTGAAAAGACATTAGGGAGTCTCCTTTTCCTCCCAAAGAAGCTATATATGTAACCATTCTGCGAAATAAATTTTTCATTATTGTCAATCCATTCTCTTAGCTTAAAGAACGAGGAAAAATAGTCGTTAATAACTCCTTTAGCCTCTCCGACACTAAAAAATGTACCGGAATCTTTAGTTACTGTTTCGCTGATCTTTGCCGGGCCAGCACCATACATAATACCAAAACTAACTGCTTTTGCAGCTTGTCGCTTCATTGGATAAAGCTCTGCAACTTCATCAATCTCACATGGTAGTTTAAATACTTTATGTGCGATTGTACTGTGAAAGTTTCCTCCGGATCTAAATACATCCATCAAGGCTTCATCGTTTGAAAGTTTTGCCGCAACATATACCTCTGCGGTAGTTAAGTCCATAGCCACAATCTTGTGGCCGGGTCTAGCAGATATACAACCCTTTACAATAGGATTATCCCTAGGTATTTGTTGCATATTCAGTTTACCACTACTACTCAGCCTGCCAGAGGTAGTGCCGTGCAGATTAAAACCTGTGCGTAGCCTAGAATCTCTATCTAACTGAGGAATAATTTTATCCAAATACGTATTCTTGATTTTAGACTTTTGACGAATATCTAAAATCAATCCTGGAACTTCTGACTGCTCTGACAGTTTTGTTAGCACTTCCGCATCTGTAGAATCTGCACCTGTTCCGGTCTTTTTGCCTGTCGGAGTCAAACCAAGGTAGTCAAACAACAATACTCGTAATTGTACTGTGCTATTAGGATTGAAGTCCTTACCTTGTACTTGCTCAAACTGTGAAATCTTCGGATTCTCGTAAAGAGTTGCAATGGCTTTATCAATCTCTGCTTGCATTAGCTCTTGTGCCGCAAACAGTCTTTTTCTGTTAAAAGGCACTCCATTATCTTGCATATCAATCAAGAATCTGCAAGCTGGAATCAGAATATCATCATAAACTTTTGCTAGTTTAGTATTCTTTTTAATCTTTTTGAACTTTTGAAAGAGTTGAAAAGTAACTAACGCATCCATTGATGCATACGTTTTCATTACATCAAAAGGGATAGCACTCCATTGGAAATCTGCTTTTAAAATACCATGTGCTCTGCGATAGTCCTCTATCCAGTCGTACATGGCTTTTTCGTAGTCTCCGTACTTGGTAAACTTGAGTGCCAAAGTCTTTAGACCATGTCC